TGAAGCCTATCAGAGATTATGTATGTGAATGGATTGCACTTGAGGCGGAGTTTACAGGACAGGATGATTTTTCAAAAGAACTCATAAGATTTCTTGAAAAAATCCTTTTACTTACCGAAGTGTCCAGTACGGTCACTTCATATCATCCAAACTCGTTTGATGCGCAAAAAGTATTTGCATTTGAACTTTTCTTATATTCAATTTCCAAGTTGATTAAATTAGAAAAATTTCAGTTAATACGCACAGTTTTATCTGCACGATTCCTTTCAGGCGATAAAAGTTTACCACCAGAGCATAGGCTCGTTTCGGTTAATGCTTTCTTAACTGATTCTGAAACCTTGCAGGCGGGGTTTGAAGAGGATTCGAGATATTACTCACCTGTCGCGGAGTTCATAAAAAGAAATGCTGATAGGGAAGATGTTGTTTTTGGTGATCTTATTCAAGCTGACTTATTAATTCTTTTTTACTCATTTTGCAATGATGGCATTTATTGGTATCCGAATACTATTCATTATGTGGGATATAACTATAAGCCTGAACTTTTTATAAGGGCTACACAGCACCAATATTTCGAGCATTTAGCCATAATTGCTGGGATAGCGTCAGCCCAAGAAATTAAGTTAAAGATTAAGGCAGGTGCTCAGAGAGTTAGGGTTTCTGGATTCAGTTATGGGCGTATGGGATCAGATTTTGAAAGCATGATGAATGCTGAAAGACTTGATTCTATAAAATGATGAAAGCCGCTCTTAAGAGCGGCTTGGTTTTAAATTACGTTCCCTAATACATATGGTGCGAACGAAATAATGTCTTCCCCGACCCAATCATTCAATTCCTGCAATCGCTTTTGCAACGGCATCAGCTCGTTGCGGACAAAGACACGGCTGGCCTTTTCCACGTCACCAAAGCCGCCGGTATTGTTGGGAATGATGCCCATCATCTGCGGCGGTACGCGGTGCGCGGCCATCATGTCATCACGGCTCACATTCTTGATATTCAAAAATTCATCCTTTGCCGCCACCTCTGACAGAGGGATGATCTGAATCCCGTCTTTTTTGCCGTTGGGTGAGTACATAAACAGGTTGCGAAAGTTGCCCGGCCCCTTTGCGCTTTTCATGGCCTGGCGGATGTTATTCACATCCTCCTGGTTCTGCGCGGCGTCGGTCATGTACATGATAAAGCCCGCATGGCTGCCGTTAATGTAATACTTGCGGCGGAACAGCGTGGCGGACTCGTTGAGCAGGGCGGACGGGATGGCTGAGAGGTAGCCGGGTAGCCCGTACATTGCCTGGTGAATGTGAGGTTCAAGAAGATGGAAAATGCTTCCCGGCGTGAATTCGTAGGGCTGCGTAGTGAATCCGTACTGCACAAACCAGTATGTGTCTAGGTCCACGCCGCGGCGGGTGTATTTTGCCAGCGACGGCTCCAGCGAGAGAACGCCGCCGAGACGGTTGGTGCGCTTCTCCAGATAGGCATTACCGAACACCAGATAGTCTTGGACGAAACGGGAAAAAGCCTGCTGGCTGAGCAGGCGGTGCGGGATATAGGTGCTGCTGAGAATGTCACGTTTAACGGCAATCGGTGAGCTGTGATGCACGGCGGCGCGGTAGGTGCGAGCCAGCCCGTCAAAACTCACCGGCGGTTCATACCAGCGGTCCATTTGCACGCACTCCACATAATCCAGCAATTCCCGGCGGTCCAGTACCGGGATCGGGTCGCCAAAGCTGAATGCTTCTGCAGATACTCGGCTGCTCTGTTGAATGCTCTGTTTAGCTGCAGCGCGGTTTTTATTCATCTTGCCCATCAAAAAATCTCCACAATGTTGCTGGTGTTGGCGGCTTCGCCCTGCAGCGGTTCGTTAAACAGTGCGTGCATCGTTGCCCAGGCCAGGTCTGCATGGCTGGCTTCTTCGCTGCGGCTGGCTTCGTAGGTGGGGCGGTTCCCGCTGGCGGTGGTGGCCCGGCGGATAGCCATGAATGACTGCGCAATGTCGGTGTGCCCGGCGTCAAACTCCAGGCGGCGGTGGCTGATAATGTCGTAGGCCTTGAGCACCAGGGCGTTTTTGACGTTGGGGTTGTAGACAAACTCCCGGACCGCCGGGAAGAACGCCTTCACGTTCTCATAGACCCCGTGGCCGACACCGGTCGAGTCGATGCCGATATAGGTCACGTTGTATTGCTGCGTCAGCTTTTTAATCGCGTCAGCCTGGGCGCGGAAGTCCATCCCGCGCCACTGGTGCCGCTCAAGAATGCGGAACTTGCCGCCCGGCACAGCTGGCGGAGCCATGACCACGCACCCGGCGCTGTCGCCGTTCTGTGTACCTTTCGCCGGGTCATAGCCAATCCACACTTCACGCCAGCCAAACGGACGCAGCGCCAGCGCCTGAAAATCGGACCATACTTCCCAGCTGTCCACCATGCACGCCTGCAGCTCGCTCAGCGGGAACACTGACGCCAGATCGTCAATAAACTCGCACATCAGCAGGTTCTGGTATTCGTCCGGGCTGTACTCCATGCGCAGCTGGTCGAGGTCGAAAAGGTTACAGCCACCGCGCACAGCGTCTTCCACGGTGACGATCTGGCGGTACTGACCGTCCGGGCAGAGCAGGCCCGGGGCCAGATTGCTGTGGGTCAGGTCAATATCCACCTTGTCCGCTTTGGCGCGGCCCCGGTTGAAGAGTGCGCCGGACCAGAACGGATAAGCGCTGTGGGTCAGGCTGGACGGTGTGGAAAAGTAGGTCTGCCGCCATTTTTTGTGAATGGCCATCCCGGATGCCACCTTGCGCAGCTCCTGGAATTTCGGTATCCAGAAATATTCATCCAGGTACAGGTTGCCGTGGTAGCTCTGCGCCGTGCGGGCGTTGGTGCCGAGGAAGTACAGGCACGCGCCGTTGCTGAGCGTCATCGGGTCGCCTTTCAGCTCCACATCAACCTCTTTTGCAAAGTCGATGATGTACTGCTTGAAGACGTGCGCCTGTGCCTTGCTGGCTGAGAGAAAAATCTGGTTGCGGCCGGTGGTGATGGCGTCAATCAGTGCCTCCCGGGCAAAAAAGAAGGTCGCCCCGATCTGGCGGGATTTAAGCAGGTTGCGGATACGGTGACGGTTGCCTGCCTCGTACCAGTGGCGCTGGTAGGCGAACATCGAGCCGTGGAAAACCTCCTGCAGCTTCTCGATCTGTTCGTCGGTGAAAACGTTTTTTTCGGGCTGGCGGCGCGGGCCCTTGTTGCGGTTGGCAACCTTCGGGTTTAAATCCGCCTCGTTCCCGCCATCGTTAAATTTACCGATCCGGGCGTGGCGCTCTGACTGGCGCGCCAGCAGGTCAATTTCCTTGAAGTCTTTCCCTTCTTTCTGCTCCTTCATAATGAGCTGGCAGTAACGCGCGGCGGTAGTGAGCTGCATCTGATCCAGCGGCCCATAGTCGCCCCACTTATCGCGCTTCTTCCAGCTGTGAACGGTTGCAACTTTCTCGCCCAGCATCTCAGCAATGCGGGCTACGCGGTATCCCTGAAAGTACAGCAGCATGGCCTGCCGACGGGGATCGAGGTCTGCGGGGGTCAGTGTCATATCCATGGCACAAGCCTACGGCCTTGACTGACCTCTTTCTTCGGCTTCGTTTTGTATGGCGAAAGGCACAAGCACCGCACATTGTTTCACTCCCCCCATCCCCGCAACCATAAGGCTCCAGTAAGTTTTTCTAACGGAGCACGGCTCATGACAGTGAAAGCAAAGCGTTTCTGTATCGGGGTGGAAGGTGCCACTACCGACGGACGCGAAATCCAGCGTGAATGGCTGGAGCAAATGGCAGCCAGCTACAACCCGGCGGTCTACACCGCGCTGATTAACCTTGAGCACATCAAGTCATATCTGCCGGACAGCACCTTTAACCGCTACGGCAGGGTGACGGGTCTGTTTGCCGAAGAAATTCAGGACGGCCCGCTGAAGGGCAAAATGGCGCTGTATGCTGACGTGGAGCCGACCAGCTCACTCGTTGAACTGGTCAAAAAAGGCCAGAAGCTTTTCACCTCCATGGAAGTCAGCCCGAAGTTTGCCGACACCGGCAAAGCCTACCTTGTCGGCCTGGCCGCCACTGACGATCCGGCGAGCCTGGGCACCGAAATGCTGACCTTCAGCGCCAGCGCCGCGCAAAACCCGTTGGCTAACCGCAAACAGAATCCGGAAAACCTCTTTACCGCCGCTGAAGAAACGCAGATCGAACTGGAAGAAACCCAGGATGAAAAGCCGTCTCTCTTTGCACGCGTGACCGCCCTGTTCACTAAAAAAGAGCAGACCGATGATGCGCGCTTCTCAGACGTGCACAAAGCCGTTGAGCTGGTCGCCACCGAGCAGCAGAACCTGAGCGAGCGCACCGATAAATCCCTGGCCGATCAGGACGCGCGCATTTCTGAACTTGAAACTTCGCTGCAGGAGCAGCAGTCCGCCTTTGCCGAGCTTCAGCAGCAGCTGAGCCGTGAAGACAGCCGTAAAGATTACCGCCAGCGCGCGCCGGGCGGTGACGCACCGGCAGGCACCCTGACCAATTGCTGATGGAGCATACAACCCGATGAAAAAGAATACCCGCTTTGCCTTTAACGCCTATCTGCAGCAGCTGGCGCGCCTGAACAACGTGGAAGTGGATGAGCTTTCCAGCAAGTTCACCGTGGACCCGTCCGTGCAGCAGACGCTGGAAGACCAGATCCAGCAGTCCGCCGCTTTTCTGACGCTGATTAACATCACGCCGGTTGCGGAGCAGTCCGGCCAGCTGCTTGGTCTGGGCGTTGGTTCCACTATTGCCGGAACCACCGACACCACGACCAAAGAGCGCGAACCTACCGATCCGATGCTGATGGAGGACGTGGAATATAAATGCGAACAGACCAACTTTGACACGGTGCTGACCTACGCAAAACTGGACCTGTGGGCGAAATTCCAGGACTTCCAGGTGCGTATCCGTAACGCAATCATCAAGCGCCAGGCGCTGGACCGCATCATGATCGGCTTCAACGGCGTGAAGCGCGCCAAAACCTCCAACCGTGCTGAAAACCCGCTGCTGCAGGACGTGAATAAGGGCTGGCTGCAGAAAATCCGCGAAGCCGCGGCGGACCACGTTATGGGCAGCACCACCCAGGACGGCTCCACCACTGCAGGCGCGGTGAAGGTGGGCAAGGGCGGCGACTATGCCAACCTGGACGCCGTGGTGATGGATGCTGTTAACGAGCTGATTGACGTGGTTTATCAGGACGATGACGAGCTGGTTGTTATCTGCGGCCGCGAGCTGCTGTCCGACAAGTATTTCCCGCTGGTCAACAAGGAGCAGGAAAACAGCGAGAAAATCGCCGCCGATCTGATTATCAGCCAGAAACGCATGGGCGGTCTGCAGGCGGTGCGCGCGCCGTTCTTCCCGGCGAATGCCCTGCTGATCACCCGTCTGGATAACCTGTCTATTTACTGGCAGGAGGACACCCGCCGCCGTTCTGTTATCGACAACCCGAAACGTGACCGGATTGAAAACTTCGAATCCGTCAACGAAGCGTATGTGATTGAAGATTATCGCTGCGCGGCCCTGGTCGAAAACATCGAAATCGGTGATTTCACCGCGCCAGCTACGCCGGAAGGTGGGGAGTAACGCATGAGCCTGAGTCCCGCACGGCAGCACCGCCTGCGCATTCAGGCCGAACAGGCCGCCCGGGAGGGCGGCAGTGTTCGCCATGCGTCCGGCTATGACCTGATGCTGCTGCAACTGGCAGAAGACCGCCGCCGCCTCAAGGGTATCCAGTCCACCGTGAAAAAGGCGGCAATCAAGGTCGAACTTTTGCCGAAATATGCCGCCTGGGCGGAGGGCGTAATGGCTGCCGGGGGTGCGCAGCAGGATGACGTGCTGATGTACGTGATGCTGTGGCGTATCGACGCCGGTGATTATGCCGGTGCGCTGGAAATCGGGCGTCATGCGCTGCGCCATGGCTGGGTGATGCCGCTGGGCAACCGCAACGTGCAGACTGTTCTGGCGGAAGAAATGGCGGACGCCGCACAAAGCGCCCTGCTGGCCGCCACCGGTTTTGATGCTGATCTGCTCCTGCAGGCGCTGGACCTGACAACCGATCTGGATATGCCGGACCAGTCCCGGGCACGCCTGCATAAAGCCATCGGCGCGGTACTCACCGAAAGCAACCCGGCTTCTGCCCTTAATCACCTTACCCATGCGCTGCAGCTCGATCCCCGCTGCGGCGTGAAAAAAGAAAAACAGCAGCTGGAGCGCAGATTGCGCAATGACAGCCGCTAACGAACGTGCCCCGCGCACGGGCGGCACGGGGTGGCGAAAGGCATAGCCACATCAAAACCCCGTCCACCGCCCACTATTTCAGGAGAAAGCCGCATGCAGTTTATTGCGCCAGAACAGGCACCGGAACAGGCGGACGTTATTAAAAATACGCCGTTCTGGCCTGACGTGGACCTGTCGGAATTTCGCAGTGTGATGCGCACTGACGGCACGGTGACGCAGCCGCGTCTGAGGCAGGTTGCGCTTACAGCAATATCAGAGGTTAACGCTGAGCTGTACGACTTCCGCAACCGCCAGCAGATGCTGGGCTACCGGGATCTGGCTGACGTGCCGGCGGAAATGCTGGACGGTAAAAGCGAGCGCATTCAGCACTATCTTAACGCCGTCTATTGCTGGGCGCGCGCCGTGCTCAATGAGCGTTACCAGGATTATGACGCCACGGCGTCCGGGGTGAAGCGAGGGGAGGAACTGGCGGAGGCCAGCGGCGATCTGTGGCGTGATGCCCGCTGGGCTATCAGCCGGGTGCAGGATGCACCGCACTGCGCGGTGGAGCTTATCTGATGAAAGTGCGTGCGCACCAGTATGACACGGTGGACGCGCTTTGCTGGCGTCATTACGGGCGTACGCAGGGTGTCACCGAGCAGGTTCTGCAGGCAAATCCGGGGCTGGCTGAGTATGGCCCTTTTTTACCGCACGGGCTGCAGGTGGAGCTGCCGGATATTCCGGCGACAACCACGGCGCAGACCGTCCAGCTATGGGACTGAATTATGACGCTTGAACGAATCAGCGCCTTTATCACTTACGGCATCGCTGTTTTGCTGGCATGGCTGGGCGATTTGTCGCTTAAGGATGCTTCAACAGTTGGCGGCGTGCTGATTGGTGTGCTGATGCTGGCTATCAACTGGTATTACAAGCACAAAACCTACCAGCTGCTGCGCGACGGGCAAATCACGCGGGGGGAATATGAATCCTTCAATCGTTAAACGCTGCCTTGTCGGGGTGGTGCTGGCTATCACCGCCACGCTGCCCGGTTTCCAGTCGCTGAATACCTCCGTCGAGGGGCTGAGGCTGTTAGCCGATTTCGAGGGGTGCCGCCTGCAGCCTTATCAGTGCAGCGCGGGTGTCTGGACTGACGGGATCGGTAATACGTCCGGCGTGGTGCCCGGTAAAACCATTACGGAACGGCAGGCGGCGCAGGGGTTAATCAGCAATGTGTTGCTGACGGAAAAAAGGCTGGATGCCTGCCTGAAGGTCAGACCCCCGCAGCATGTTTACGATGCGCTGGTAAGCATCGGCTTCAACGTGGGTACTGGCGCAATATGCCGATCCACCATGGTGTCCTACATCAACCGCCAGCAGTGGTGGCAGGCGTGCAATCAGCTGCCGCGCTGGATTTACGTTAATGGTCAGAAAAACAAAGGGCTGGAGAACCGCCGCGCGCGGGAGCTGGCCTGGTGCCTTAAAGGCGCTGGCGTATGACACGTGCATTAGTAGTAGTGCTGGCGCTGACTGTTGCGGCGCTGGGCTGGCAGTCCTGGCAACTTAACAATGCCAGCCACACCATCGAGACGCAGGGCGTGGCGCTGAAAAGTAAAGCGCAGGAACTGACGAAGAAAAACAGCCAGCTGATCGGCCTGTCCATTCTGACTGAAACCAACAGCCGGGAGCAGACGCGGCTTTATGCGGCGGCGGAGCAGACCTCCGCGCTGCTGCGCAACCGTCAGCACCGGATAGAGGAACTAAAACGTGAAAATGAGAATTTGCGCCGCTGGGCTGATACCCCTTTGCCTGCTGACGTTATCCGGCTGCGGGAGCGTCCGGCCCTCGCCGGAGGTGCAGCTTACCGTGAGTGGCTGTCCCAGAGTGACGCAGTGCCGCCTGGAAAGGTCAGTGCCGCGCAGTAACGGCGATCTGAATGCGGTGCTGGATGAAACGGAGGCCGCCTGGGCGGCGTGTGCTGACAAAGTGGACACGATAATTGCGTGTCAGGAGCGAGACAGTGAACAAGCCGCAGTCTTTACGCAGCGCCCTGAATAAGGCGGTGCCGTATGTCCGCAATAACCCGGACAAACTGCACCTGTTTGTGGATAACGGCTCACTGGTGGCAACCGGGGCCAGCTCCATGTCATGGGAGTACCGCTACACCCTGAACGTGGTGATCGAGGATTTCAGCGGGGACCAGAATCTGCTGATGGCTCCCGTTCTGCTTTGGCTCACGGACAATCAGCCGGATGCAATTAATAACCCTGAACTGCGCGAAAAGCTGTTCACTTTTGACGTGGATATTCTGCGCAATGATGTGTGTGATATCAGCCTGAACCTGCAGCTGACGGAGCGCGTACTGGTCAGCGCCGACGGGAGCGTGTCGAGCGTTGAGGCGGTGCCAGAACCGGACGTACCGGAAGAAATGTGGACGGTGAAGCATGGGTGACCTGCAGAGGGTGGATGACTGGCTGGCGGCGTTGCTGGCAAATCTGGAGCCCGCCGCACGTAGCCGCATGATGCGTCAACTGGCGCAGGAATTGCGCCGCAGTCAGCAACAGAATATCAGGCTGCAGCGAAACCCGGACGGGAGTGGCTATGAGCCGCGCCGGGTAACGGCCCGCAGCAAGAAGGGGCGCATCAAACGCCAGATGTTTACAAAACTTCGCACTACCAAATACCTGAAAACTGCTGCCAGTGCGGATTCTGCCAGCGTGCAGTTTGACGGCTCAGTGCAGCGTATTGCCCGGGTTCACCATTACGGCCTGCGTGATCGCGTCAGCCGCAAAGGGCCGGAGGTCCGCTACGCTAAGCGCGGACTGCTAGGCTTTAACGTAAAAGTTGATAAGCTTATCCGTGATGAGCTATTGCGCTGGCTATGTTAATGCCTGTTTTATTCTTTCTGTTTAGAAGAGTTTATTGCGCCAATGATACTACTTATTATTTTTTCCTGAGGTAAGGATGGTGTCTTATCGAAGGTTATATTGTGGGTTCTTAAAGATTGGAGAATATCTTTAAACTCTTCAGTGTCATTTTTGCTTAACATAAATGCTATTTTTTGATTTTCATAGTCATTACCTAGTTGCATATAGTATTTAATGAAAACTATCGACACCCTCATTACATATCCAATGAAAAGAAGAAGGGAGAAACTAACAATTACTGTTGCAATGGAGTCTGCAATTTTTTCTGATTTATCTTTTTGTAAAAACGAAAAATTACCCCCAAACGATTGGTGTCTGTAGATTTTTTCTGGTGCATCCTTTAAGGGTTTTTCATTTTCTTTGTTTTTTTCGTCGTTTATTATTAATTCTTGTTTGTTTTTTAGTAACTCTCGGAAAGTTCGTTCAACAAACTCAGTAGTATCTATTTTATTTCTATCATAAATACTACTGATAAAGTCACTTATAGGGTTTTTCCCTGCCTTAATAGATAAAACACCAACAATTACAAGCATCATGGATATGAATAATAAGTACACGAACGCTAATGTGGCAATCCTAGTGCCTTTTGTTCTTCTTTCTAATGTATATAAGACGTTTTTATAATCATCAGCTTCTAATTTCATTTCGTTGAAGGCCTTAATCTTCCATTGTTTGGTAAGTAAAACAATTTACATCATCTTTCGTAGAAGTCGAGAAATTGACACTCTAATAGTATGAACGCACAACTCACAGAAATCATGCGCCTTATCACCAACCTGATCCGCACCGGCACCGTGACCGAAGTGGACCGGGAAAACTGGCTGTGCCGGGTAAAGATTGGCGAGCTTGAAACCAACTGGATTAACTGGCTTACGCTGCGGGCCGGAGGTAGCCGCACCTGGTGGTGCCCGTCGCCGGATGAACAGGTAGTGGTGCTGAGCATGGGCGGGAATCTTGAAACCGCCTTTGCGCTGCCTGCCATTTATTCCAATCAGTTTGCGCCGCCGTCGGATTCCGTGGACGGTTGCGTGACGGAATACCCGGACGGGGGATGGTTTGAGTACGAGCCCGCCACCGGACGCTGGCACGTCAAAGGTATCAAATCCATGGTGATCGAGGCGACTGACAACATCACCCTGAAAACCGGTGAGTTTGTTGTGGAGGCTGACAGCACCCGTATTAACAGCGAAGTCGTGATCAACGGCAGCGTCACCCAGGGCGGCGGCGCGATGAGTTCCAATGGGATCTTTGTGGATGACCATGCCCATATCAAAGTCATGAAAGG